ATTCAATGATGACCTTGTTAAGTGCTGATCCAGGCCTTATGCAACAAGCCGGTGACTTAATCTTTAGAAATATGGATTTCCCTGGTGCTGACATTATTGCTGACCGCCTTGCCGCAAGCAATCCATTAGCCCAAATTGACGATAAATCACCTATTCCACCACAAGTTCAAATGCAACTGGCACAAAGTCAGCAACAAATGCAAGCAATGGCACAACAAATCCAGGGCTTGCAGATGATGATTAAAAACCGTCAGGACGTGGAGCAAGTGCGTCAAACTGGTGAAGATAGACGTGCAGTATTGGCCGCTGAAGTCAAATTACACGACCAAAACACCCGTTCTGTAACCAGCCAAAACAAGACTGAAATTGATGCGTTGATGAAATTGATCCTTGGCCATATGGACACCGCTAGGTTAGAAGCTGAAATTGCTTCACGTAACCAAGACCAAAGCGTTTATATGGACCGTGCGGCAAATAGCATTGTTGACAATATGCAGACAATGTTGCCCCAACCGCAACAATCGATGCCACAAGAACAACCACCACAACAAATGATGTAGTTGCAAAACACTACATTTAGTATTAAGATTACTTAACAACACTACCTATGGTGTTTTCATAGGGTTAATTCTTGGAGTTATCCATGTCAGAAGCACAAGTAATGGACCAGCCCAAACAGGCCAGTTCAATAGTAACAAGTGAAAATTTAGCTGAATTCCATGCTGATAAATTAGGTTTAGCTTCCGAAGAAAGCCCAACTGCGGCTACTGTTGAGGAAACTCCAGTAGAGCCAGCGGCCGAAAAAGGACAGAGTGAACCAGGATTAGCTGAAGATGAAGCGACCGGAACAGAAGAAAAGAAGCAAAACCCAAAGTTAGAAAAGCGTTTTTCTGAACTGACTAGGCAACGCAAAGAAGCGGAAGCCAAAGTTAAAGAATTAGAAGAACGTTTAGCGGCTAGAGAGAACGCCCAGGCACCTACCCAGGCACCTGAAAGTAATCGAAAGCCAACGCCGGACGATTATAAAGATGCTTTTGAATATGCAGAAGCGTTAGCAGATTGGTCAGCGGAACAAGCATTAGCAAGACGTGAACAGGAAATTAGGCAGAAGGAAGTTGAAGCTAAACGTGCTACGGTCATTCAGACTTGGCAAGAAAAGCTAGATGCAACTAAAGCTGAAATACCTGATTACGAAGTAATGGTGGCATCAAGTTCAGTATCAGTAAATGACACGGTGCGAGATGCAATTGTTGAAAGTGACGTAGGACCAAGAATCCTATATGAACTGGCAAGCAATGATGATTTAGCTGAAAAGCTTTCATCCATGAATACTGCAAGTGCTTTAAAACTAATTGGGAAGCTGGAAGCGCAGTTTGAAAAGACTGATGCCCCAGCGAAAGCGGAAAAGAAAACTGTTGCGGCGAAGTCTAATGCACCTGAACCTATTCGTCCTTTAAGGTCCACGGGTGGCGTAGCCGAAGTTAGTATGGATGGCAATGATATTCCGTACCAACAATGGAAAGCCGCACGGAAAGCCGGGAAGATTAGATAAGGTTAAACCTAATTTAATTTTGAAAGAAATATTATGTCAAATAATTTATTAACAATTAGCAAGATCACCAACGAAGCGTTGATGGTCCTCGAAAACGAATTAACATTTACAGGCCAAGTTGACCGTAACTATGATGACCAGTTTGCCGTAGTTGGCGCAAAGATTGGTCAAACAGTAAACGTTCGCCGTCCTGGACGCTTCCTAGGCGCAATAGGTCCTAATTTAGTAGTTGAAGATTTCAACGAAACTTCAGTACCAGTTACATTGTCAACACAGTTTCAAGTTTCAACCCAGTTCACAACCCAAGATTTGGCATTAAGCCTTGATATGTTCTCGGACAGAATTTTGACAATACTGCAAACATCGTTGGTACTGCTGGTACTGCTCCAACTGGTTTGATTACTTACCTGACTGCGGCCGCTTACCTTGATTCTGAAGGCGCACCACGTGATGGCCGCCGTTCATGCACAATCGAACCATTTACTTCTTCAACAATTGTTGATAGCTTAAAAGGTTTGTTTGTTCCAACTGCTCAAATTTCTGACCAATATACAAAAGGTCTTATGGGCAAAGATTCCGGTGGAATGTCATGGTATATGGACCAAAACGTTGTTTCACAAACTTTCGGTTCTTATTCTTCTGCTACTTTATCTTGCAACGTAACAACTGCAACTGGCTTCTTGACAAGTGGTTGGGCTTATTCAAGCAACATCACTATTGGCGCTACTTCTGCGGCCGCTACATTGAACCAAGGCGATACATTTACAATCGCTGGCGTTTATGCAGTTAACCCACAGAACCGTCAGTCTTATGGCAAATTGCGTAACTTTGTAGTTCAATCTACAACTGCAATTGGTTCCGGCGGTACTGCAACTGTTACTGTTGTTCCAGCCGTTATTACTGCTGGTCAGTTCCAAAACGTTAGCGTTACATCAACTGGTTCACAGACTGTTACACCATTTAACAATACTGGCGTAACTTCACCACAGAACATTTTGATGCACCGCAATGCTTTTACTTTAGCTTGTGCTGACTTGGAATTGCCTGAAGGCGTTCATTTCGCTGGCCGTGCTTCTGATAAAGAACTAGGTTTGTCAATCCGTGTCGTGCGCCAATACACCATTAATAACGATTCCATTCCAACACGTTTGGACGTTCTATATGGTTGGGCGCCTTTATACCCTGAATTGGCTTGCCGTATCGCATCGTAATGAAATAGGGGGCGTAAAACCCCCCATTTTTAAACACTAAATTTAAGGAATTAAAATCATGGCAAATCCAGGACCAGCAACAACCGTAACAAATCACCCATCGAACCTAGCAACTAACCAGGCTATTCGCCTATTAGCTTCTTATCAGGGTGTTAACGTAAACGCAACTGGCGATACAGTTCTACCAATTTTGAATACTGGTAGCTACTCTGTTTCCAACGTTATTTTCACTAACGCATCAACAAGTTTGACAACTGCCGCCGCTGGCTTGTTTACTGCACCATCCGCTGGTGGTACAGGAATCGTAGCTAACGCCGCATTGTCAGCTTTAAGTGCTTCAACTGTTGTAAGCCAACGTACTGTTGCTTCAACTGCGGCACAAACCGGTCAAAACTTATACATCAACGTAGGTACTGCACAAGGTGCGGCCGCTACTATGGACGTATATGTTTACGGTTACGACTTAACTTTCCTACCTTAATAGGGACTAGGAATTAGTGAGGAAAGCCACCCCCATAAAGGGTGGTTTTTTTCCTTTTTACGCTTATAATTAATCATCCTCATTTAAGGAAAATATCATGTCAAAAACTACTATTTGCCGTGGCAATATTCTTGCCCAATCAATAGCACAAGTAACCCTTCCATCAACAACTATTGCCGGCACAACAAGTGACGTAACAATTACTGTTCCAGGCGTTCAACCAAACGATTTTATTCAAGCACAATTTGATGCCGCTTTAGTAACTGGTATTTCTATTGGAAATGCTTATTCAAATACTGCTAATCAAATTGTTGTTCGTTTAGTAAATTCAACTGGTTCTTCAGCTACTCAAACTGCTGGTACTTTGTTGGTTAAGATTTCATCTTGTGAAGATAGCCCAATTCCAGCAAGCGTGGTGTAATCATGGCCGCTACTAACGTATTACGTCCTATTGGGCCAACAACGTATGTTGCAGTAACAACCAGTTCATCTACTGCGGTCACTATTAGTGCTTCAGGAAATAACCAAATGGACTATTGCGCCTTTTTAAATACAGGCACAACACCTATTGCAATTACTATTGTTCCAGTTGTAGCTGGGTCAGGAAGTGCTGGCGTTACGGCTTTCCCGTCCGATGGTGCTTCAGCAAACATAGTAGTTTTGGGTGTTTCCATGCAAATGCCAATGGTTATTGCCGTTCCACCAGTATTTTCTGTAACTGCTAAAGGTACTGCTTCAGTTAGCTTGTATATCACCCCAGTTGGTGATCAGTCTTAAAGGAAAAGTATGACCAACCCATCTAATTCTGCGGTACAGAATTTATTACCAGTTCAAGCCTACTTCAATTTAGATGGGTCCTTTAATACTTTTGTTGGCCAAGGTACGCCATTTTATGCAACGGCTAACCCAGTTCAATCCGGTTTAACAATCACCAATAGCACTTTAAATAGTTCACCTATTGGCGGTACAAGCCCTTCAACGGGTGTATTTACTAACATTGCAACAACGACCGGCACAATTACTACTGCCGCAAGCGGTCCAACTGACATTGTTAACAAACAATATGTTGACTATTTTGCCGCTGGATTAAGCTGGAAAGCCCCAGCTTTAACTGCAACTTCTGCAAATATTACGTTGTCAGGATTGCAAACTATTAATACAGTAACCGTTGTTGCTGGTGACATTGTATTAGTTAAAAATCAAACAAATGCCGCTGAAAACGGTATTTATGTTGCATCTAGCGGTGCATGGACATATTCAGTAGGTGGTGATACTTGGGCTGAATATGTTGGCGCAATTATATTTATTGCTTCAGGTTCATTAGCTGGAACCGCTTGGTATTGCACCGCACAACCTGGTGGAACACTTGGCGTAACTGCCATGAATTGGTCTAATTTCAGCGTAGCTTCAAGCTATACGGCTGGAACTGGTCTAACCCTTACCGGCACTCAATTTAGCATTACTAATACTGGCGTAACTGCCACAACTTATGGTTCTGCAACTGCAAGCCCAGTATTTGCCGTAAATGCCCAGGGTCAAATTACTAGCGTTACAAACACTACAATTACACCGGCATTAGGTTCAATTACAGGCCTTGGAACTGGCGTGGCTACATTCCTGGCAACTCCAACTTCTGCCAATTTAGCCGCCGCAGTAAGCGATGAAACTGGTTCAGGGTCATTAGTATTTGCCACTAGCCCAACATTAGTTACCCCAATATTAGGTACGCCACAATCAGGTAATTTTAGTTCAGGAACATTTACTTGGCCAACTTTTAACCAAAATACTACTGGAACTGCTGCCAAAGCAACCAATTTAGTAGGTGGTGCGGCTGGTTCTTTGCCTTATCAATCTGCCGTAGATACCACAACATTTTTGGCCGCTGGTACTAATGGTCAAGTTCTTACCATAGCATCAGGTGTTCCATCTTGGGCAACTTCTACAGCAGGCACAGTAACCTCTGTAGGCGGTACAGGAACAGTTTCAGGCATAAGTTTAAGCGGTACAGTAACTTCTAGCGGAAGCCTTACCTTGGGCGGTACATTGGATCTTTCAAGCCCTCCTGCTATTGGTGGAACTACTGCTAATACTGTTCGTGGAACAACTGTTACTGCCACTTCTAATTTTGTAGGATCTTATTTTGATGCTTCAGGATCAGGCGGTGGCGCATTAAGAAGCAATACTGGAACTTCTTGCTTGCAATGGGGTGGCGGTGGCGGTGGA